TTAATATTAAGCGTTAGGGTCGATTGGACTTGAAGCATCATCAGTAGGAGCATCACAAAAGAAAGGTGGTGCAGTCTCTTGTGCGGTAAGCACTAAAGTAAACCCACTCAAATCTCCCATAGCAGCACCAGTTACAATAGTTCCTCCAGTTACTTCACAACCATGGTCTTTTCCAATTAAGAAATAATTTCCGTTATAGTCCTCTACAACAATTTGAGGTCTACCTTTAGACATCAATTTAATTTGTTCTTGTGTAGCTACATCTAAAACAGTAAAAGTAGCATTTAAAGCACTTTCAAAGAAAGTAGTACCATTCTCTCTTGAACTGTTTATTGTAGTTTCTAAAGAAGAATTTCCTTTAATTTCGTACTTATAAAAATCGACAGTTTGGTCTAAAGTAATTGTTCCATTTGAATCTGTAAGGTCGGCAGTAGTAGTAGTGTATGGCGCAAAAAAGATATTTTTTAAACCACCTACTGAATCCTTGCAAGGTAATGAACGACCATTTGTAATTGCACAACTCATATATTTATGTTTTTTATAAAAAAAGGTGGGCAGAACCCACCCTTTTTCTTGGTTAATTATTAATTTTTAAGCGTAAAGAACGATTTCAGAACCAATTCCATGTTGGATTCCAGCAGTCATTCTCATAACAATTCTTACGTTTTGACTTCCATCAATGTCAGCCATGTCAATAACTTTAACTTCGTTTTGGTCTCGTAACAAGCCAGTACCGAAAAATAAGTTAGATTTTTGAGCAGCTACCATTTTGTCGCTTGCTAATCCATTTGCTAAGAAAAGATTGATACCATCGAATTTAAGACCTCCGTTGTTGTACCAAAGATTTCCTTTACCATCTACACCATTAGCACCTAATCCACTTGCTCCGAATCCTCCTAATGCACGCACATATGCGTAAAATACATTAGATGGTACATAAATATTTAAGTCATCTTGTGGTTTTACTGTGTTTGGAATAGCATCTACTACACTTCCTAATTCGTCAATAACATTAGCAGCAGTTACAGTAGTTCCCGTTACATCAACAACATCAGCATCAGCACCTAATGTAGTAGTAAATCCATCGAATTGACCAGTTGTAGCATCAGTTCCAGACCAAATATTTGTTTCGATTCTTTGTGCAACCTTTTCTGCAACGTGTCCGATTAAGAAATCTGAAAACTTCGGTGGCATATTCTTGTATGCAGAATAACCCATCTGTATTGATTCCCAATCCGATACAAAATGTTTTTTACAAAGTTGTAGGTTTACTTCAAATTCTTTTGGTTGCAAAATTCTTTCTGTAAGAGTTACAGTTGATGTTGCATCAAAATCACAAGAAGCATCTTTCAAGATGTCATCTGTTGCAATTTTCTTCATCACTTCTTTGTAAGCGATGTTTGGTTTTACGGTAATACCTCCTTGTGATAAGGTATTTCCCGAAAGCAAGGCTGCGGAAATGTAATTTCCTGCAAATTCTCCCCTGTAAGTACTAGTGATATTTGTAGTTGTTGCCATTTTTTATTTCTTATTAATTTGATTAAAAATTCTATCTAATATTGTCTCTTGTCTGTTTTGAGAGAAAAGAATTGTTTTCTTTTCACTCACCTCCGCTTCGGGTGTATGGACAATAGGTTCAGCGGAAAGTTCTTCTTTGACTTCTTCCTTTACCTCTTCTTTTACTTCTGATTCTAATTCAGCAGGAACTTCTACTTCTTCCTCCATTTTATCTGTATTAGCCATTTTTTCGACCATACCTTTTAGTGAAGAAAATTCTGCTTTTAGTTTATCAAAGTCTTCTTTAGATACTGATTCAGCTTTAGGTGCTTCTTCTGGCATCATTTCTACTTCCTCCTTTACTTCGGGTTCTTGTAGTTCAACTTCATCAGAAGCAGATAAAAGTACCTCCTTGAACTTTGCTACGATTTCACTTGGTTTCATAAATTACTTTTTATATTAATATTACATTTAAATTGATTATTGTTGTATTTTTATACTTTTCCTATTCCTTGTGCTTGTAAAGAACCATCACAACATTTCTTATGGTATGTCTTTCCATCTTTACATAGACACCCTCTCTTTTGGTTCTTAGGTGAACTATAACTTGGTGTTACAAATGTTTTCTTTTTCATATTATCTTTTTATCGGTACGCAATTCGGTACTTTCCTTCCATCCTTGTCTTTCATGCCAATCATCTCATAACCTTCTGTGCAAGGTGCTTTTAATTCTGCGTGTGTCTTGCAAGGCATATACCATGTCTTACCACCAACATCGTGTGTGTGTATCCCTTCACAACCTTTTGACTTCGCTACTGCGTATGCTTGTTCAGCAGTATCATAAGCGGTATGTCCATCAATTACTTTTTCTGATAAGTTTAGTTCGTCTAAGCCTTTTAGCTTAGACTCAACCCAATTCTTCATAGATAGTCCACCCCAAAGCAAATAAGATATAGTACCACACGCTTCATTATTTCCTGCATCGTAGTAAGTTTCTGCCCTTGATAAGTAGCTATGAATGCGTTTTAAAGTTGGTAATGTGAACTTTTCTTTTCGTGATAATTGTTGTGCACGAACTTTTCCCACCTGCGTTGCACACTTGTTATTCACCTTTTTGTTTAATTCAATACCTCGTTTAGCATTGTTAGAAGCTGATTCTGGATAACCTCCGTAAGATTCTAATTCCACTTCTTCTGACAAAGCATCAGCAAGTTCCCATAATGCAAATTCTGAATTTAAATCCTCTAAGCATTGATTGCAAGGTTTCTTAGATAGTTCGTATTGTTCTGCAAAATAACCTTCAATGGAGAAGCCTTTGACTTCTCCTTCTTTTACTTTATTCCAGACCTCGTCATTATTTACTTTAACTGAAACCAACCAAGTTCCTACTGGTAAATCAAAACCATACTTAGCAGACTTGTCTTTCTCCTTATCCTCTAATATCCAACTTTCAACAACAGACATACCTTGTAGTTCTATGCTATGTTCAAAAGTTGAATTGTTTTGATTACCATTTATAAGGAATAATTCAGAAGCCTTTCTTACTGTATCTTCTGAAAAAAAGATGTAATAATCTTCATTGTCTCCCTCTCCTTTCCTAAATATCTTCTTATTAGGTATTAAGGCAGCACCCATTAAAAGTTTCTTTTCAGCATCTATTTGGGAAAGTTTTATCCCATTATGTTCTTTTAAGGCTATAAAATCTTCCTCTATTGCAGGTCTTTCGACAACGGAAATAGCTTCAATTCCGCTAAGTTCATTATCCTCGTCGATAAACATTTCTATTACTCTTTCCATATATAATTAACCTTTATGTCTGTATTTGTTCTATTATCCTAATGAAGCACCTTGTATAATGTTTCTGTCTAACTGTTGTGCAGAAGTAACATCTTCTGCTACAACAAATGCTTGTACTGGTTGTTGTTCAGCTTGTGATATAGTTTGTGCTAATTGACTTTGGTCGGAAGCACCGACTATATTGAAGTCGGGTGCTTGTATTGAAGGTGAAGCAGTAGAACCTCCCGATGCACCTTTATTCGGTATTTCTACTGCTGCTATCTTTTTAACGTTTGCTAACCCCGAAAGTATTATTGATGCTACCGCAGGAATCTTTGCAATAGTAGGTAGGGTTGTGTCTTTCCAAACTTGATTAGCACCAATGTAGGTGTCTATTGTTGCACTCGCAATACCAAACGCCTTGTTCTCCGCAGTTCCTTCTGCGAATAATGTAGATGCAGCGTGAGTTGCAGAAGCTAAAGCATCTAACGTTGCTAATCTATCGCTTCTTTTCTTTTCTTCCATAAAAGCTAAAGCACGAGCATTTGCTTGCGAATCCGCTAACGCTTGGTCGTTTAAAGCCTTTTTTCTTTTCTCAAATTCAAAAATTGATTCAAATTCTTGTTGTCTTATTTCATCTCTTGATTGTAATTCATCCCTTATTCCTTGTAGCCTATCTTTTATTACTTGTTCGCTTGTTTGTGTTGGGTCAAAGTCAAGGGCTTCAACCTTACCTCTTTTATCACCATCGTCT